GATAGTCCTAACGCGATACCCTGAATGAGTTTATCGCTCATGCCCTGCCACGCGTAGGGGAACGCCTCGACCAGCAGAGACTTCAATGGCGCTCCATTACCCAGATAGCCGACCATCGTCTCAATCGCGACCACATTCAGGATGTTGAAGTTACCCATAATACCCACGTCCTGAAATAGCGCGATGATAGTCTCCCTGCCAACGTCCAACCCGCTTAGCGCGAATGTCCTCTGCCCCTGACTGATCACGCCCTCGATATAGTCCTCATAGCGTAGTATTTCATCGTGCGCCTGGTCACGCAATGCGCGCCAATGCTCCAGTTGTGTGATGGTGTTCGGGTTGATGGTCTTGCCGTCCTGCTGCGCGTTCATGATATCGAGTATCAGCGCGTCAACACGGCTCTGTAATTCATACTCGATCTGCAGCCAACGCTGACCGAGTTCGAACATCTGCGCGTCTAATTGCGCGTTGACCGCCTCGCGAAATTCACGGGCGATACGGACGGCGGCGGGTTCGGTGGAGGGGAACATCTATCTACTCCTCACCACCAATAGCCAGAACATCCCGACCGCGAATATCGCCAGCAGCACAAAGAAGATTATCTCGTAGGGCATTATCCCCATTTCTCCTTTGCTTCCATGATGAGGCGGTAGAGTCCGCTGGTCGGCAATATGACACCATCAGCCATCTCAAAAAATTCATGTGCTGTTGGCTTGCAGTTGTCAATCAGCTCATCGTAAATTAAATTTGCTACGATAAACCGACTTGCCTTATTTGGGCTGTATCTATTTCGCAGCTCCTTCACTTTTTCAGTCAGCATCGTTTGCCTCCATCTCTACATTACAACCTTTCATTCATCCGCGCCAGTCACATTAGCCTGCGCGTCCCTTAGTTTCAGCAGCTCCAGCACGGTCTGACCAACGCTCGCCTGCTCTTCCTTCTGCGTCTTCATGTCCTTTTTCATCTGTGCAATTTCATCCGCGCCCCAGCCCGCACGGCGCAGCATGGTCTCCAATGGTACGCCCAGATTCACATAGGCGCTGATCTCGTTGGCTTTCGTCAGCGGCTGGATGGTCTCGACCGGGTCCCAGATGGTTATAATGTCGGTTGGCTCTACACTCTTGCCGGACTGCTTGAGCACGAAACGCGCACAGTCACGCCAGCCGAGAGCCAGCACTTCCTGCAGCTGACGTATCTTTTTTATCAATGGCGACTCCATCACGATCAACGCTTCACCGCTGATGTTCCCGCTCGTGTCGTGGAAATAGTGCTTAGGCGTTCTTGAGATAATGGCGATGGAGTTAGCCAGCTTATCCATCGCGTCCAGGTACATGTCTAAATTAGCTTCGTCAAACTGCCCGATCTGCGTGTTCTCTTCATCGCTCGCGCCTTTGGGGAATTGGAAGAACGACTGCGGGGATGACTTGAGTTTGGATGTGTCGGAATTGGTGACCGCCCAGCGCTGTTTGAATGCGTTGAATTCACCCACGACCATCATGTCAGAGAAGGTCTTGTTTACCGCGTCCTGGATGGGAATGACGTTATCCAACTCCGAGTAATTCAGGTCAAAGTGAATGACGGGGATTTCCTCGTAGGGGTTATCATCCTCTGTCTCAAGCGTGAACGCCTTTTCAAATGACGGGGTTTTCTCTGCCTTGTACTTCTCAATGCGATCGGGATAGTACAGGTTCAGCCGCGTGACTTCGTTATCCTTCCACCACTTAGCCGCGAACGTTTTTTCATTTGGGTTATTGGGGTTGTAGAAGACCTGGACCAAACGCGAGTCATTGTAGAACCCGCACAGTTTTTCGCCAATGGTATCAAAGACGATGAATGACTCGCTGGTGGTTAGCGTGTTTAGGTGGATGTCATTGGACACCTTCTGAACATTGCTATCAAGATAGAATTGGTCAATGATGTCATCAGCGCTTTCATCCTCGATATCCCAGCCCTTGAAGACCAGCCTGTCCAACACGCTATTGATGACCACCGCACACCAGTTCTGCGTGAACCTGACCAGCGGGGAGTCGAACGCGTCTTTGAGCCTTTCGGCTGAGTATTTGAGCGGCTGATCGCCATAGTAATAGTCATTGAGTATTTTGTAAGGTCGCCGCTTTTTATTCAGCGCGTCGTATGCCCGTTTGAGATCTGATATTTCTGCCATTTTCACCACCTGTGTTGTGTCGCTACTGCTTCGCGCTTGAGTGCTTCGTCTTCGTACGCGTACCTGGTAGCGTCGATAATATGATTATTTTTGTCCACCGGCTGCCGCATGGCATTGCCGTATTTGTCCTCTTTCCACTGAAACTGCCTGACTTCGTTTATCCCGTTGATACATCGTTTATCGAATACCAGCGTCTGCTGCTGCAACCATTGAATGCCGAAGATGACGCTATCCTTACCCTTCCGCGCTCCCTGCGCATTCACGCCGTACTGCTTGAGTTCCGCGATTGACTTTGGTTCCGCTGAATCGCATTTCACATAATCCCTGTCAATGAGATTCTTCACCTCTTCCGCAAGTACATCGTTTGTCAGTCCGGTCTCATACAGTTCATCGTAGAAGTAAATGGTCTTCTTCTTCTGGTCGTAGTGTGTGACCGCCATTGCCGCCGGATCACTCGAAAAGCCGAAGTCCAGCCCGTGCTTGCGATATGTGCGCTGCTCTTCTGGCAGGTAGTACGGGTCTTCTTTGTCATTCAGGTCGGCGATGATGTAGTTATTGAAGATGACATGACCGAGAATGCCCCAATTGCCGAGTGTGTAAACGTTGAAGTAATACTTGTCCGGCTCGCTCTCCAGGTCGCGCACGTCATCCGGCGTAAGAAAGCGATTATGGATGTGCCAGGTCTTGAGTATCAGCAGGTCATCGGCGATGTGTTCGGTCTGCGTTTCAGTCCAGCCCAAGTCCTTGAACCAGCGTTCAAATATCCAATGGCTCTGTAGGATGGGGTTGAATGATAGCGTCAGCCGTTTAGGGATGTTCTCGTCACCGCCCCTTTGTCGCTTATATAACTCGGTGATGGTATTGCGCTCGGTCTCGGTTGCTTCTTCGACCCAAATATCGCTCACGTTGCCTTTTTCGGGTGTGATCGATTTGACCTTCTGCACGTCATCCAATCCCACGAAAAGGATCTGATAGCCATTGACGCAAGTTATGATCCCGTCAACCTTGTTTACCGTGAAAAGATTGTTAAGGTTCCAGTCCGCGATTACTTTGCGGATTTCGTTAAATACAGATCGGCGAATTGTTTTACCGACCGCCCTACACACAAGATAGTTTCGACCGCCCTTGAGAAGATCCCAAACGCAGCGCTGACTAAGAAATACAGACTTGCCAGAACTTGAACCACCAAAGAATATCTGCGTTCTTTGTTCGGCTTCCAAATATGGCAGGTACGCTTCGTTGAATACCTTGCGGCTGATGTCAACATCAATCGTCTCCATCCGTCAACCTGACTTTGATCGCCTTCCCGTCATTGATACTGACGTTATCTGTGAATAACTTATGGTGTTTACCCAGTAGCTCCAATGCCCTCATGCGGTCATGCAGCTCGACCTTAGTGCCCGACTGTGTTGGCATAATGGATTTGATCAGATGAAGTTTGCCCTGTTCCTGCGCACGCTTGAAGTTAAATAACAATCGACCGCCTTCGTCAACATCCATAATGTCATCAATGGACGCTCGCCCAATCTCCGCAAGAGTAGTCATAACTTCATCGGCTGACATGGCGATTTCTGATATCCGCTGCTGTATTTCTTCCATGATTTCAGGTTTTAGCAGGTTTTCGTTGCCTATTGACCCAGCAGAACGTTCCGAATAACCCGCTTTGAGTGCCGCCCGTGTTGCGTTCCACTCTTGCAGGTAATATTCAACGAACGCTTTTTGTTTCTTTGTCAGCCCCATTATCCGAGTGCCTGTTCTGCCTTTATCGCCGTCTGTAAGCCGGATTTCAGCTCTTTCAGATAGTCGTACTTCTTGTTGATCGTGTCGAACTCCGCCTTTATCTTGAAATATGCCTCTGCCTTCTCTGCCAGATCGCCCTTCATCTTGACCATTTCGTCAATCACCTGTTCGAGTAGCTTGACCTTCGTGTCATAGTCCAGCGAGTAGATGTTATCGGTCGGGCTTAGTTCGGCCACTCATACCTCATCACATCTTCCAGCGACAATTCACTCATCCACCAGCCCTTGATCTCCGCGCCTATCTGTTCGCAGTAAACCTCGCGATATTCGCAATAGACTTCTGACTTGGTCATCAGCCGCTCCCACGTCCACAGACACAAGCGGTCATCCCTTGTATCCAATCCCCCTCGCCCATTCAAGTAACTTGTTTACTTGCGCCTGTAATACCTCACAGCAGCCAAGATTACCAGGCACTATCGGCGGGTCTGGTTCGATGACCTCAACGCCTAATAGTTTCTGAAAGTCCATCATGTCGCCGTTGAAACGGTTGATGTCAATCGCGGATGACTGTGCGCCGAATTCCTTACCGCGCCCATTGCCGTCTGCGGAATATTGCCAGAATGTCCACGTGGGGAAGGGAACGGGTATCACGGGGGTCGCGGCGCTGGTGTATTGCGCGTGCCAGTAGGGATATTTGACCGCCCATGTTTGCGTTGTGCTGTTTGCTAATGACTTCCAATATCCAGTAGAGGTATAGATGAACGGCTTACGTCCATCAATGACCTCGACCCGTTCAACGAACGTCCTTAATTCGCCGAAGGTCGGATATTTCCAAACGCCGCCGGATTGATATTTCTCAAAGTCGCACGCGGGCTGCAATTCTCCGCGATCATTTCCAAGAATAGACATGAAATAATTGGCGTTATCGACCTGGTTAGCGCCGTTGATCACCCAGCCATACGCGCCTCTGGGGATGCCCACTCGTTTGGATTCAGACCAGTTGCGGTCGAATTGCGCGTCTTTCGACTTCCCAAAGCAGGCGCGTATGAACGCCCATTGAGCGCCGGCCGCCTTTGCCTTGTCCCAGTCTATAACGCTCTGATAGGTAGATACATCGATTCCAATCATGTTAGACATTTTTATTCCCTAAATTGAATAGCGGTCGATAGCCTGAATTAAAAAGATTTAATGGGCTTTCTATTTTTGTTATCTCTTTCCATGTTTCCCCCCTAAGAATGCCCAATATAGTGCTTCTTGTAACTAAAAACATTTTTCCTAATTGATATTGAGATAGCCTTCCAGACTTATATAACCGAACAATTTCTAAAACTTCGGCACTTTTTAATTTTGATTTTGGATCATTTTCTCCCCGTAGGGTTTTCTTTCTGCCTTTTCTAATCATGTCTTGCGTATTGTCTTTTGGTGTCCCTAAAAACAAGTGACTTGGGTTAACACATTTACCGTTATCGCAATGGTGACAAACCCAAAGGCCATCATTTATTTCACCGTGTGCTAATATATATGCCATCCTGTGGGCGTGAATTGATTTTCTATTCAGCCAGAACACGCCCCTCACCGTGCTGTTTATTCCCCCGTTGTATTCCCAGCACTCTTCGGGCAAGCCCTTATTTACTTTATTCCAAAAACGAGTAGAAACATCGATACCGATCATATTTCCTCAATCGTGAACGTGAACATAAGTCCCTTTGCCGACATTGCCATACACCCATTCAGCATCGTTGACTTCAAGATTTACGCACCCATGAGAGACGGGTGTTCCAAAGTCATCATGCCAGTATGCGCCATGAATCGCAAAGTCAACGTGATAGAACATCGCGTAAGGCACGTCGGGAATCCAATACTCAGGCACGCCGTTGATGATTGGGCCCCACACCGGATAACTCGGATACATCGCGTAAATGCGGAATAGCCCCTTGCGCGTGTCCCTGCCTGGTTTGCCGGAAGAGATACGGAAGCCGGCCACCAATCGCGCCCCCTCGTGAACGTATAACGCCTGCTCTCCCAAGTCCACTTCTACCCAGATGGAATCGCCGACTTCTTCGGGTATCTCGTATTCGTGGGTGTGGAAGTCGGGCAGGAATTGAGTGTCGGCGGGAACGGGTGTGTATTCGGCTTCGGGCTGACTGCGGATAACGCCGAGAGGGGGCTGCGGTGTGATTTCAATTATCACGGGGGCGCAGCTGGTCAGTATTAGCGTAAGTAGAATTAGTTTCTTCATGTCATTTGAAGGGGCGGCGCGCCGGATCGAGGAGGGCGACCGCAAACGCCTTTTTCATTCCGCCCCTTCGTGGAGGAGAGAAGATGATTTATTCAGCCTTTGGCGGGAAGTGAATAATGACCGCCTGCTCAATTGCCGCCTCGATCAACGCCAGGTCAATAGTTAGCCCGCGTTGGACTAAATACGCCTGCACCACAGATACCGCGTAGTTCTTTTTATCCTGGATAAGACCCGCGATATTCAGCTGTTCGGCTGCCTGAACCGCCATAGCCGCTGCGCTATCTAACGCCCACATCCAGTTTTCACCAACGATCTGGTTAGCCTTCGCCCATGCTTGCTTCAATAGACCGGCAAACCAACCGGCGATCATTGTCGCAATAATGGGGGCAATGGTGATCAACACCTTTTCCGCAATTTCACTAATTAGATCAAGCCACATTCAGATACTCCTTTCGATATTTAACAAAAACCGCCAGCATTTCGCTGACGGCTCTTCGCGCGTTCTAACGTTACTTAGTCTATGTTTGTCTCAATTCATTATAGCATATAGAGACTGGTTTACAAGTCACTTTCTTACTTTTACCGACTCCTTTTTCTCGATCACGTCAATCTTATGATCGGCGATCTTGATGACAATCTCCCCATAGCCGCAGCGTATGATTTCCCGCAGCGCACGCAGAAGCTCTTCGGGGATCTCGGATAGATACACGGCGGGGGTCTCGGTCATTTAATCTTTCCACCCGTGAAGTAATTTATTCGGTGGACAGTGTCGCAGTCAATGACCGTAACATAATCCTCGTAGATCGGACACCCAACAATCACGGCGCTGCCTGGTATGTTTCCGAACACGGCATACCCGTCCTTGATACCCTCACCATCAATCGTCACGTTCATCACAATGGAGTGGTTGCCTGCGAGCAATCGAATTAGCCACCATCTAAGTTTTATCATCCCTCGCTCCCTTCCGCATATTCAGCCAGGTCGAACATACTCTTGAATATCTCAAGGGCATCGTCCACGCCTTGAAGATAGCCCCAATCGTAGCCATTTCGCCAGTCACGCTTTTTTATTACCAGCTTTACATTTGCTCGCCACTTCGCCGCCAGATACATCTCCCACAGCGCATCATAGTATGCCTTGATTCTCTCGTCAGCCATTATCCACCGCCTGCAATATCGCTTCTGACAGGGCGCGGGGGAGACTGGCACTTTCAGCAACGCTTGGATTATCTGATAACTCGCCAACCATCACCCAATAGTCCCCGCCGACACGCTTCTCAATGTAGATTTCCCGTCCAATCTTCTCCGCACACATCACCGCGTGGTTCAGGTCGGTGGTGGGTTGCCAAAACGAGCAATAGCTTTTCCCAATGTTATTATCCATAACTGGGATGCCATTTCCAAGCGTCCAATATTCTATGTAATTATGTAATCCGTCAAACCAAGTTTTCTCTTTCTCCCACCCCATCACCTCAACCGCCAGTCTCTCATTCACCTGTTCATTAGTCATCTGTGAGTAGTCCATTAACCCTCTCCCCATATATCGCCCGCGTAAGGGTCGCCAAATTGCTCTGCTGTTTCGCCAGCGCCAGTCTCATATAGTCTATCTTTGTATGATGAATTAGTCATGTTGGAATATGGTCTATGTGGCATAACCTCTTGCGCTATGGTCTGCCCAAACTTTTCTTTCAGGCGGTAAAATATCCAACCCTGTTGGTAGTCTCGTTCTTCGGCAATCTTGTGTAACTTTTCATATTCGCTATACGCTTCGGTTATTGTGTCGTTTGAGTAGTCGGTCATTTTGCCTCCATCTCTTTCATCAGGACTTGAATTGCGCTCCCTTTATGTGCGGGATATCATAGACATCAGCGGTAGTGTTGATAAACTTCACCAGCCGCTTGATGAGAGCGTCACGGTCGGCGATGGCCTTTTGCAGGGCGTCCTCAATGGGGCGCTTATCCCATTCCGACAACTCCGCCTCTGTCCCGCACTGCCAACAGATGACACGGGTCGGGTCATTTGCCATCAGACTATAATCTGTGTCCATCTGCTTATTGCAGAATGGACAATTTTTGAGTTTACTCATTCCGTCCTCCTCAATTCCTGTTCGATCATCTGCACCGCCTCGCCACTCCGCACCATGTCCGGCGTAAAGTGATAGACCTTCCACCCAGCGGCGATCGCTAAATTTAGCTTCTCGCAGTCACGCCGAATACCAGCCGCCGATGCGTGGGAGGGGTGATAGCCGTATATGCCACCTTGCACTTCGCATAACACCCGCTCCGCAACCCAGCAAAAATCGAACCTGAACCGCCGCCCTTCAATGGCGCGATATTCCATCTCCGGCTCCGGTAGGTCCAGCAGTCGGATCTGTGACAGCAGTTCGAATTCGAGATCGGTGGTCATTCTTTGAATTTTTTAATAACCAAAATAACCCAAAATATCAGCAACGGAATAGCAATAACCGCCCCAATTATTTGTGACCACGCCCAAACCCTTAACGCCAACTCTATCGTATTCATCTCATCCTCCTAAAACGGAATTTTCTCGTCCTGCTGCTTGCCGCTGATGATGACATGCAATTTATCCACGTTGACATTGCGATAGATCTTCCCGTCTTTGGCGGTGATGTTCAATTCCCCGCGCACGAACACGCCCATGCCCTTTTTCATCCAGCCCAGCGAGTCCACGCGCTTGTCGTTCCAAACGGCGCAGTTGTACCACTCGGTCTCGCCCTTGCGGTTTTCGTGCGGGACGCTGAACTCAAGCACCTTCTTTGCTTCCTGCGCGGTGTACTTTACTTCTGGGTCTTTTGCGATGTACCCTACTAACTCGATTTCTACTGAACTCATTATTTAGTCTCCTGTTCAAATGCTGATTTTGTTATTTGCTCTTTGTACCATTCGGAAAAGCCCGCGGTAATTCCGCGCTGGACTTTGGGCCAGTAGTGTTTATAGAGTTTGTCTTTGATTTCTTCCGAACACTCTTTCGATACATCTTGTCCGATTTCTTTTAGTAGTATGCCAATATCGCGCGGCGATCCCTCGATAAGCCCATTCTCTTTTGCGTGCTGAATTGCTTTTTGCCATCGCGCCTCCGTCTTGTATTCGTAAATCAGCTTATTGGTAAAATCGGTATTTGTCGGGTTGGCTAATCTCCATTCACCCGCCTGAACTTCTTTATATCTTTCAGATACATATTTCCCCATAGCCACTTTTTTCTCACCCGTGAATTGGTTATAGTTTTTTATTACCACACCCTCAATCTTTTCATTTCCGAGAATAGATTTCAATTCAAGTAGCTTTTGAAGTTCCTTATAACTTTTTATTTCACCGACAAATAATAGGGGGACAACCTCAAGCTCCAATCTATCAGCTTCTTCTCTCTTTTCTTCCGGTGTTAGATAGGTCTCTAATCTGGTATCAATGTCAAAAAGAATAATGTTTTTAGCGGGTGTTCGGTCATAAGCCAGCGCGTTGTGTTTTGGCTTCTCAAGATATTCTCCGCGATAAGTCCAGTCAGGATTTAATAGCGGCTCAAGTTCTTTGGCGGTCTCAATCGCTTTTTTGAACATCTTGTCCGGCGCGTCAACAAATTGCACCTTGCCCTTGCTCTTGCAGGTTAACTCACCATCGATCACGCCAAAGGAAAACTGACTGCCATCAATCTTTTCCTCAACCACAACCTCACCATCAAATAAATTCGCAATGGCCTTGTGTCCCACTTGATAAATTGACGGGTATCCGTGAATCATCATTACCTCCACTTTCATTGTCCGTTATTCCGGCCCATCGCGCCAGTCGGTTTCAACAATTCGGCTATGCCTACTTTCCCCACGAGTTCCAGCGCCCCCTCACGTGTTAGCCCCTTGACGGCGTTCATCAGCGGGTCGGTCAGTTTGTTCATCGCCTGCTTCTCCAGAAAGTCCGCGTTGTCATACGCGCTCAATATCGCCTTTGTTATCAGTCGGCTGTCGGGGGTGATGGAGTAGTATTTCATTTGCGCTCCTTTGCAAATATCGCCGCGGGTCTTGCCCACGATCGCTGAAATTGGCGCCAATTATTTTTATATTTCCCAACGTCATCCCTGTACAACATAGCAAATGGGGTAAATCCTAACCCCATAGTGTCCAGTAATCTTTTTTCCGCCTTATCAAATGTGTCTCCTGGATAACCAATAAGACAATAACAACCGGCTTTGTGGCTTGTTTTCTTAATCAGCCCATATTTCTTGAGTTTTTGAGATGCAATCAATAATGGTTCGTAATCATCGTCTGTGTCGTAAGCAAAATAAAAATATTTCAGTCGTAATTTAATCAATTCTTCTAAATGCCAATCGTTTAGTAATCGAGCTTCTATCCCTCCCGTAAATGAAATTGGATGTTCCTGTCTTTTTAACATTTGAAATACTTGTTTTATATGCTCCTCTGAACACGCTAAAAGATTGTCATCGGTTACAATCCAACCATCTTTTATTTCGAGTTCTCGCAGATTGCCTGACCGTTTCCACGCATAACAAAACCAGCATTTATTAGGGCAACCGCGAGAGGTAATCGTATATCCATGTTTTAAAAACATTCCGGGTTCAAATTCACCGCCCGGATTGCCATATGCAGGCCCATCGATCTCAACAGGCGAGATCCATTTCCACGCCTCCCCCAATCTCTCGGCTTCTGGCTTATCCCACGTGAAAGCACAACTGATCATTACTTTGTCGGCTTCCGCAAACAACGTGGGATCGCCAATATAAGCATTCTCATCATCCGGCGTTGCTTTTGTTCGACGCGGAAAGACCCTGATTATTTTCATAGTGTTTCCAAAAATTCAACAATTATCCAACCCACAAGAATAATAATAACGAGGATGAATGGGAGAAATAGTATTATCACGCCCGCACCAAGTCCCTGGCTGATGTCGGATGAATGCCGTATTTCCGCGCTATCTCCGCGACATTCAGCCGTTCGCCCTTTTCCTGCGCCTCGCGCCCGATCTGCCGTATTTCCTCACGCTGGGCGGGCTGGAGTTTGTAGGTCGGATTCTGCAACGGCATCTGATGTGTATCCTGCGTCACCATCACGCGAACCCGCTCGACCGCGCACTCATCCATGCCGAATGCCTCCATGTCCTCCGCGAACGCCTCCGAGAGAATATAGGCGATGGCGTTCTGCTTCACGTCATGCCGGCACTTTTTGTAGCTGTTGGTCTCCGCGGATAGCTCAACGCCCATCGCGTTCCTGATGGCACTTTCCAGCATCGCGCCCATGAGTTTGCGGTAACCGATGTTCCGGTCGTAGTATTCGTTTCCGAGTTCGCCGTTCATTTGGACTCCTTACCAGTGTTTTCCAACATCGCCATATTCTCCTTTTAGATAACGTTCAGGATCATCATCTTTTTTCTTGCGGGTTTTCCCGTTCCTTCTCCCCATTACGATCGCGCACGCATTGATACACGACTTGGGCGTGGCTATCGTGAGATCCTTGTCTCTCATTTCCAAAATTGCCTCCTCAAGTATTTCGGGGGTGACGCCTTTATCAACCATTTCTTTAAGTGAATCGGCGTAGTTTTTTATTCCCCCCGTTAGTTCTGGTATTCCCGATATTTCAACAAATGTCTTTGATAACAAAGAATAGGGTGTTGGCGCGTTCTCATCTACTATTCTCTTATCTTCTTCTTCCTCTGTTTCTTCTCTTATCTTCTCTCCGTCACATTCTGTGACAAGGTTGTGACCATCCTGTGACGCGATTGTGATGCTTGACATCACGCCATCGTTACGTTTCTTTCTGGCTTGTTGTGATCGTATTTCGTCAGGTATTCTTCCCTGCCTTTTGACGTAGTTTTTGAGTTTAGGAATATCGCGCTCGATCACCACAAACCCTATTTCTTCAAGTTCTGGCAATATCTTTTCCCAATGGCTTGGACATTTTCGCGTGTGAAAGGCAATATCGTCAATGCCCGGCAGGTTGCCCGTAAGCTCTCCGTTCTCCACCTTCTTGGCAACCAGCATGAGTTCAAACATTCCGAGTTTCGCTTCCTCTGATAACCTAAAATACTTTGGGTCATCGAGAACGTCTGTATAAAGTTTCAGCCAATATCCCACTATTCCCTCATCAGATCTAAAAAATTATCCTTGACGATCATCGGTATGCTCTCCGCCCACTCGACCATCGGGTAGCCGAGTTCCAGCTTGTGCGTCCACCAATGGCAGCGCATAAACCAGGATGACATATCGCCGTGATTCGCGTGGCAGTCGGCGCAAAGTAGGACCAGGTTTTCTGCCATGTCGAGTTGCTTAGCGAACCGCTTGTCTCTCGTGTAGATCGCGTGATGGACTTGTTGCGGATTCCGCAAGGTGAACAATCGTCCGCACCAGGCGCAGCCCCCGCGCTGCTCCGTGTATAACTTGTCTATTGTTTTCTGGCTTATCACGCCATTAACTCCAACTGCCTGACCGTCTCATTCCGCCCGCGTTCCAATGCCCTGGCGGTCTCGAACAGCTCCCCCGCCCGCGACTTCAGTTCGGCGATGGTGTGCTGGACGTGGGTGGGTGAGAAGAAATACCCCGCGCTGGAACTATCCGAGCAGATCGCGTACCCCTGCTTGCGGAGTTCAGCAACCGCGTCACGAATTAGGCGGTCGGTGCTGGTCGTGTACTTCAGCCCGCAATACGCCGCGATGTTCTCTTTGCTGACCCTGACCTGTGGGTCGTCGTAGAGCTGGATGCAGCGCAGCACCTTAGCGGGCAGGTCGTGGGGGAGGGTGGGCTTAGTCGGCATTGTATTCCTCGCAATCATCAACCGCATAAATCAAGTGCGGGCGCATATTTCTTGATTTTGGGTCATATTCACCCAACCAAACCATGACGCGGTCAATCGCGCCCTTGTTGCCCATGAGAAAGAAGTCAATCTGTGCTTTCCCGTTTGGCGACGTGATGTAGCGACACTCTTTGTTATTTGTGTCAATCATCTAATACATCCCGTCTATCAAATTCCTTTTGACCCACTCCTGCGCCCATTCTGCCGTGATGACCTCGTTGGCGATGGTGATATGGCGGTGATACGCCACGCGGACAAATACTCCGCTGATGATCGCACCTGTGATAAGACCTGCTATAAAACTCATTTCACCACCTCGATCAACTGCAACCTCTGGCAACGCGCCTTGCCGTCTGTGTTGTACGGCACGACCACATCCGCCATGTCTTCCCAATGGATCAGGCACTTCCAAACCGGCTTAGTTTCCGCATCGCTATCGTTCTTTATCCAGTCCAGAGTGGCAAAGTTGACGCCGCTCCCACACTCGGTACAGCGGTCGGGATTCACAACCTCCTCGATAAACGCCTTAGGCTCAATCTTCCAGTAATTAGGCGGGGAATAATACGCACCAAAGGTTTTATAGACATAGATACCGTTCTTCGTGCGCTCAAATTGAGATAAATACTCTTTGGCGGTTTTCAGCCCCTTGATATTCGTGAGGTCTGCGTCCCTGAGGACTGCGCCCGTGAGGTCTGCGCGCGTGAGGTCTGCGTCCGTGAGGTCTGCGCGCGATCCACCGTCAATTTTTAGCCATAATAGATGGTCGGCTAATATTTTTTGTAGGTCTTGCTGATTCATTTCTTCTGACTCCTTGCCCGGATGGTGACATAAGGCTCGCCTTGCTTCTTGTACTGAGCTAACTGAGGGAGAACTTTTATTGCAGCGTCCAGCCCTTTGGTATCCCACGAGACACGACCGCCGACAAAGACTGCTTCAAGTACATCGTTATGAGCAGTCTCTCCACGTGCCAGTATGTCAGTCTTGATACCCACTTCGGTATCACCTATGACAATATTGATATCTGCCATTTTTGGAGCAAATTCCGCCTCAATGTCCTGAATCTGCTGCCTGATCTCGGGTGTGAGAATGCTGTCGATCAGCTGCTGCTTCTCAATGTTGATCACGTCAATTTCAGCCTTCAGCTCCACCAACTTGTCTAACAAAACTTCTGCGCTATATTGGTCTTGCATTTGGAACCTCCTGATTTGTATTTATTTCTTCTCCTGGTGGTGGTGCCGATCGGTCATAAGACCCGCAACCAGCACCACCGATAAGGAGGAGAAGTCGCCCGGTTATACGATCTCTAATTCTTGCTGCCCGCTATCTTTTAGTAATTGGGTTACTACTGACTGCGCTTCCTTTTCCGCCATCGCGTCCGGGATGTATGCGCCGTCCTTGTCCTTTGTTGGCTTGAGCCAGTCCAGCAGGGCAAGTACAAATTCAGCCGGAATGTCTTTAGAGGATTCATGTCCGGTCAGATAAAAGCAAGCTTGGTGACGTTTCATTTCATCGCCACGGAAGCAGAAATCAAGCATTCCAACCATCAGCCCCACTTGCTGCTGTGATAATGGTTTACCTTGATGGGTTACTGCCTTTTTTGTGATCGCCTCTTTCAATGTTTCAGGCGACATGGGGCGGGAAATTTTCCCGTTATCGCCGGATGGTTTCTCGACTGGCTTGGATTGCTGAACTGGTTTTATCTCCGCCTCGATCACATCGTTATCCGCTTGCCCCATTTCATCAGCGGTGTAAAGTCCTGATAATTCTTGCGGGAATGCTTTGCGCAATGCCAGGGATTCGGCGCATTTCGCCAACATCAGCGCGGGCATTTTCTGCCACAACGGGGATAGTCTTTCCGCGCCATCTTCTTTGTACTTCTGTGCGTATTGATCCCAGGTTGCCACCGACCACAACGGCTCTTTGAAGTCGCTGCGCAATACTGCTACTTTGGCAGCGGCGGGTGGGTTTTCATCGAACCAGACCTCAACCCACTTACCATCCTTGCCACACCAGTAGGGGCCAAGTTGCCCGGCGTATTTATTCGACCGCTCCGCAACCAGCCGGAAGCCGTCAATGGATACCTGCACCGCCATGACCTTTTTACCCTCGCGGCTATCCCACCGCTTGATTGCATAGATCTGGCGGGAAAAAGGATCCAGCCCTGTGCGCTGTGCCTGCATGATGAATAGTTTCAATTCATCGTCGGTTGCCCCTTTAGCGATCGTCCGTTTTATAAGATCGACCTGCTCTGTGTCAAACTCGTTTACTTTTACTAATTCGTTCATCTTTCCTCCATTTTCCAAAAACTATCACATCTGGTGCAGCTCATTATCCGCACCTGTACATCGATCATCTTCTCATTGACGATGCACTCTCCAACCGATTCACATTCCGGACAGCGCGGTGTTGAGTCTGTGAATACCGGCCAGTTTGACGGCCAGCGATAGAGCAGTTCATCCTCTAACTTCTCATACTCTACTCTGGGGGTCTTGGCTTCGTAACCGCAATTCGGGCAGCCATACTCTTCCCCGCGTCGCGTGTCCATCCAGGTGAACGGTGTGTCGCATTTCGGACAGACCGCCTCTCGTATTCCATCTGCGTGCTG